CTGGCATCGGCTTGGCGCCGGACTTCCCCACGATCGACGTGGAGGCGCGCGAGACGCTCGCCGACGCCGACGCCGAGGAAGGCCTGCGGCCGCGCGAAGTGAACACGCCCGAGCCGGAGCCCGAGGACGATCCCGTCGAGGACGACGACAACGCGGAGGGCGGCGGCAAGGGCAAGGGCCCAAAAGGCCGAGCGGACGCTAGGGTCGCCGATATGCTCACCGAGCAGCAACGTGCGGGCATTCGCAGTGCGGGTGCACGCGCCGCGGCTGCAGGCCTGCAGGCGAAACTCGTAGCGCGCTACGGCGTGCCAGCAGCCCAGGCGGCGCTCTTGTGGGAGCGCGAGATCAAGGCGCAGCACAAGACCGTGAAGCCCACGCGTGTGGCGCCGGCCGTGGTCGAGCCCGTGCTCGACCCGAAGAAGAGCGCGGCTGTCGCCAAGGGTAGAGTCACGCGCGCAGGCAACCGATTGGCAGATGCGCCCGGGCTGATCACTGGCTACGCGCCCACGGCTCGAGCTCGTGCAGCCCGCATCCGACGGGGCACCAAGACCGCCGACGCGGTGGCCGCGATCATCGATGCGTGCAAGGCGGGTGAGATATCGATGGACGAGGCGCGCACTCAACTCTTGGCTCTGGGCGTATCGTCCGCAGAAATCGCGTTTCTGCTGTCGGGCGTTCGCGCTTGACCCTATGCGTATCGCGATCATCGGCTCGCCGCGCGCCGGCAAGACCACGCTGGCTCTTGAGATGCAGCAAACCATGGGAGGCCCGATCCTACACGCCGACGACTTGATTGCGCTCGGCTGGTCGGAGGCGAGTGCCGAGGTCGCGCGTGTGCTCGCCGGCGCGACCGACCTCATCGTCGAGGGCGTCGCCGTCGTGCGCGCCCTGCGCAAGGCCATGCGTGCATCGAAAGCCGCTCCCGTCGAGCGCTGCATCGTGCTCGAGCGACCCCGGGTCTGGCTCAGTCGGGGTCAGCGTGCGATGCAGCGCGGCTGCGCGATCATCTTGGACCAGATCGAGCCCGAGCTCGTCCGGCGGGGTGTACAGATGGAGCGGCCATGACCCAGCGATACGACCCGAGCGAGGTGTGCGAGGCGCTGTTGTGGACGGCACGCAGCGTCTTTACACCGCACGAGCAACTCGTGCTCGCCGCCGAAGTGCGTGCCTTGCGGCAGGAGCTCGAAACCGAGCGCATGCGCCTGGCGGCCGTGGGCGTGGTCGCGCACGGCGCCGGCGAGCCGGACGGTCTCATCGGCGCATACGACAGCGATACGCTGCGCGCCGTCCAAAAGCTCCGCGCGACGCTCGAGCACGTCGAAGCGCTGCGCAGCCGCTGGCTGCAGTCGAGTCCCGACACGCGCAGTCATGCGTGCGCACTCGAGCTGCACGACGTGCTGGCAGGCGGTTCGACATGAAGGCGCTCGAGACGGCGCTCCGCACGCAGGCGTCCATGCGCGCCGGGCGTGCCGAGCGTAAGGCGCGCTCGGCGCCCGCCTGGCCTCGGCCTCGGTACCCGCACCGCGAGGAGGTCGTGTACTACAAGCGCCTGCGCTACTTCGTCGAGACGGTGCACTACATCGTCGAGCGCGACATCGTGCCCATCCTGCCGGGTCTGTTGGACGAACGAGCCCCGACACTGCGTGCCGACTCGGCAGACGACATCGACCGCGCCTTCCAAGCGGCCGCAGCCGCTGCGGCGAAAGCCCTGCCCGAGTCGATGATGGAGGCCGCGGCGCAATCGACGGCGCTGCGCGTGTCCGAGTGGAGCGCCGACCAGTTCCAGCAGCAGGTGCAGCGCGTCATCAAGGTCAACCTGTACGACGACACGAGCGGGCTCGCCGAGCATCTGGACCTGTTTGTGAGCGACAACGTCAAGCTGATCAAAGACCTCACCGCCGGGCACTTGGCCGACATCAAGGGCGTGGTGACGCGCGGCGCTCGATCAGGCTTGCGCCACGAAGAAGTTGCGCTGCAGATCGAGCGGCAGCTCGGCGTCGCCAAAAACCGCGCCGCGCTCATCGCCTCCGATCAGGTCGGCAAGCTCAACGGCGAAATCAACCAACTCCGCCAAACCAACCTCGGCGTGCGTCGCTACCGCTGGTCGACCTCGCTCGACGAGCGCGTGCGCAAGCAGCACCAGCGGCTCGAGGGCACGATCCAGGAATGGAAAAACCCGCCGGTGGTCGATACCCGCACCGGTGAGCGCGGGCATCCGGGCCAGCCGATCCGCTGCCGGTGCTCGGCGATCCCGATCATCGACGACGTGCTGGCCGACGCTGGGCTCATCGCGCCCGAGGACGTGGAGCTCACACACCCGCGGCAAGGCGAGCAGCCGCCGCTGCGTACGCCGCCGGCGATCTTGCCCAAATCTCGCCCACCTCCTGCACCGACCCCACCCGACCCGCCGCCGATCCCGCCGCCACCGGTGCGGCCGCGGACCGACCCACCCCTCGATCCCGCGGCCCTGCTGGGACGGGCCGTGCCCACGTTAGCTAAGGTGCAGGGTGCGGAAGCGGCGCGCGAAGCCGAGGCGATCACCGCCCAGCGACAGATCGAGACCGCCGCACAAACCGCCACGGCCGAAGCTGCTCGGCAGTTCGTGGCGACGGCTCGAGCGGCCCGTGTGCGTGGGGCTGCGCCACAAAAAGCACGTGGGCGGCCACGCAAACGCGCCCGCCGCCGACCGCGGCGTCGACCACGACGGGCACGGTAGTTGACTTTTCCGATCGTATTCGCCTAGCAGCGGATAGGTGCTGGTGCACCGTTTCGATGTCGCGACGCTCGGGTCTGCTGAGCGGACGCCCCAAGGGTTTTTGAAGATCCCGGCGTACCTGACGCGCGTGGGGGTGCTCGAGTATCGACGCGCCGACGGCCAGGTGGTGCGCGAGCTCCGGCCCCGGGATGAGGTGTTTGCCGCCCAGTCGTTGGCGACGCTGTCGGCTGCGCCCGTCACCGATCTGCATCCGACGCAGATGGTGACGCCGAACAACGTGCGCGAGCTGCAGATCGGGCACGTGTCAGACCAGGTCAAGGCCGACGGCAGCATGGTGTCGGCCCATGTGACGATTCAGGAGGCCAAAGCCATCGCAGCGGTGGAGCGCGGCGAACGCCGGGAGCTGTCGTGCGGCTATCAGTGCCGCATCGACCTCACACCCGGCGTGTATGAGGGCCAGGCCTACGACCAGGTGCAGCGCGACATCACCTACAACCACGTGGCGATTGGCCCTCGCAATTGGGGCCGCGCTGGCCGTGACGTCGCGCTGCGTGTCGATGCGGCGGACGACGCCGGCGACCAGGACACAGACGTGTTCCGGCTCGACCGAGCCGATGCTCTCAGCGTCGCGATCACCGCGCCGCGCGACGAAGGAGACCGTATGGAACTGGTGACGATCCGCGTCGACGGCGTCGACGTGCAGACCACAAAGCAAGGCGAGCAGCTCGTGACCAAGGCGCTCGAGACGCGTAACGACGCGCTCGCCGAGGCCCTCGCCCGTGCCGAAAAGGCCGAAGGCCGCGCCGACACGCTCGAGACCGAGCTCAAGAAGACCCAGGCCGAGCTCGGAAACGCGCTCGACCCCGCACGGCTTGATGCGCGCGCCGCCGAGCGCGGTGCGCTCATCGAGGCCGCCAAACGCGTCTTGCCGGCCGAGCACAAGTTCGACGGTCAGACGGCGCGCCAGATTTATGAGGCCGTGCTCCTGCACAAGGTTCCGACCTTGTCGCTCCAGGACCTGTCGGACGACCTGGTCAAGGCGCGCTTCGATGGCGTGATGTCGGTGCTCGGCGAAGCCGGCGGCAGCTCCAACCTCGGTGACGCCCGGCGCGTCACGTCGCTGCACACCACGACGGCCCGTGCCGATGCGCGTGAGCCCAAGGTGCCCGACTGGCAAAAGCCGCTGTCGTTCAGCCGCAAGAAGTTTTGATCGAGCTCGAAAGGATCCAGCACGTGCAAACCACCTACACGAACCTGCAGCCCGAAGCGTGCCTCGGGCTCATGACCGAAGACTTCACGCGCTACATCGACAGCGTCATTCCGCTGACCGCGGTCAAGATCGGCAAGATGCTCACGGCCGACCTCACGGCGGGCAAGGCGCGCAACGCTGCGAAGCTGCCCGCGGCAGCGGCGGATGTGAACAAGCCCGCCGCGATGGGCATCACCGTGTACGACCAAACGCGGGAAGGCGGCTCGGACTGGCCTGCGATGCGGCCCACGCCCGTGATGCGGCGCGGTCGCATCTGGGTGCTGGCCGAGGGTGCGATCGCGCGCTGGACTACGCCATTCGTGCGCCACGCAGCGGGCGCCGGCGGCACCGAGCTCGGGTCGTTTCGCGGCGATGCCGACACGGCTACGGCCACGGCGTGTCCGTGGGTCATTGCCCTCACCGACGCGACGGCTGGCAGCCTCGTGCTCGTCGAGATCTCGCTCTTCTGACCTCACACCGGAGAATCGACGGACATGCTGATCTTCAACACACCGACCATGGAGCCTTACTCCCGCGAGCAGATCGCGGTCGAAGTGGCGAAGCTTGGGCGCCTCGATGCGGCCGAGCTCAATCGCTTGTACGCCGCGCTCATCGTGCACCGCGCCGACGTGTACGGCGTGGATCGGCTCGATGCGAACGAGACGATGGTGCTCGAACGCCAGCTCGAGTTCTTGCGTGCCCGTACGGCCGACATCGAGCGGCCTGCGTTCAAGGCGCGCACGCTCGTGCCGGTGACGTCCGAGGTCGACCCGGGCGCCGAGACGTGGGCGTATTCGCAATGGGATCGCGTCGGCATGGCCAAGGTCGTGGCGAACTACGCCGACGACATCCCGAAGGTCGCGACCTTTGCGAAGAAGTTCGTGCAAACGGTCGAGACCCTGGCGCTCGGGTATGGCTGGTCGTGGCTCGACACGCAGCGCACGGCTCGTGCGGGCGTGCCGCTGCGCACGCGTCTGGCCGAGACGGTGCGCCAAGGCTTCGAGCAGCGCATCGAAGTCATTGCCGCCATCGGCATCACTGAGACGGGCGCGACTGGGCTGCTCAACAACGCGAACGTGCCGACGATCGCCGCGGCGGCGCCGGCCACCGGCGCGAATACGACGTGGGGCGGGCCGGACAAGACGCCGCTCGAAGTCGTGAACGACCTACTCGCGATGGAAAACGCCATCGTGACCAACACCAAAGGCATGCACTCGCCCGACACGTTGGTGCTGCCGCTGTCGAAGCTCACCTACATCAGCCAAAAATCGATTTACAACACCGCACCCTCGAATCCCCTCGACACGATCATGTCGGTGTTCATGGCCAAGTCGCGCTCGATCCAGAACGTCGAGTTCTGGCACTTCGCGGATACGGCGAACGCCGGGCAGCCGCGCGCGGTGATGTACAAGCGTGACCCGACGGTCGTGCACCTCGAGATCCCGCTCGAGCAGCAGGAGCTGCCGCCCCAGGCGAAAAACCTGTCGCTCGAGATCAACTCGGTCGGTCGCATCGGCGGCGTCGCCTGGGAGTACCCGCTCGCCGGCGTCTACATGAACGGCATCTGAAGGGAACACGCACATGGCTTCCATCAAACTCGTAAATAAGTCCGCGCGCATCCTGCACATCCCCACCGGCGGAGGCGAGTCGATCGCGGTGCCGCCGACCGAAACCGGACAAGGCGGCGTCGTGCTGACGCTCGACGACGTGGAGAAAGAGGCCTTCGACAAAAACATCGCCACGCCGGCCGTGCAGGCGTGGATCGATGCCGACGAGCTCGTCATCACCGAAGTCGAGCCCGAGCCCGAGCCCCACCCCACGGACGACGACGAGGACGACGACGACCTCGTCGAAAGAGACGAGCGCTAACAGCCATGCCCCTCGTTCGCAACATCGCTGAGGGCGGCGTCTACCAGCCCGCTGCCGGCGAGCGCCTGCTGCAATGGCAGAACACCGCCCAGGTGCCGCTGTATCTCGGCATCCGCAAGGGCGAATACATGATCGCAGCGACAGCGGACGGGCCGCAGGTCACGTACGTGCTCACCGAAGAGCAGTACGTGCGCCTGCAGCAGCAGCTCGCGTCGCAGGCGGCCTACAAGAACTGGATCGCCAGCGGCTTACTGACGCTCGTCGAGGTCGACGAGTTGCCCGTGCCGCCACCACCCCCACCGCCGCCGCCGGCGCCCACCGAGGACGACTGCGAGCCCGAGGAGCTGCCCGTCGAGCCATGACTGTCACGGTCGACCAGATCAAGGCCGAGTTTCCCGAGTTCGCGAACACGGACTCGGGGCTCATCGGCTTTCGTCTCGCAGACGCTGCGCGTCTGGTCGACCCGTCGGCCTTCGGTCTGAACACCGACGCCGCGGTCAAATACTTGGCGTGTCACCTCATCGCGCTCTCGCCGCACGGCGAGCCGGCGCGTCTGGTCGAGTCGCAGGAGCCCGGCGGCGCGAGCACGACCTATGAGCGGCAGTACCTCGCGATCAAGCGCGGCGTCGTGCAGGCGCAGATGGTGGTGTAGCCGATGGCCGTCACCACACTGAACGTCAAAGTCGTCGACCACGGCTGGGAGGCCGTCAAGGAGCGCATCGACGCGCTGCGCGGCGGCGGAGCGACCGTGAGCATCGGCGTCCAAGGCGCCCAAGCGGCCGCCAATCACCAGGGCACGCACTTGACGGTCGCGCAGCTCGCCACCGTTCACGAGTTTGGCAAGGTCATTCGGCAGCCGAACATGAACCGTACGATCGTCATCCCGGAGCGCTCGTTTTTGCGGGCGACCGTCGACCGGTACCGCGAGGCCATCGCGCGCCGGCAAGTGCTACTCACGCAGGGCTACGTGCTCGGTAAGTTCGAGCTGCAAGGTGCGATGGAGTTGTTGGGGCAGTACGTCGTCGGGTTGGTGAAGCAGCGCATCGCCAACGGCATCGCCCCGCCGAACGCGCCTTCGACCATCGCGCGCAAGGGCTCCTCGAAGCCGCTGATCGATACAGGGCAGCTGCGTAACTCGATCACCTACAAGGTCGAGGTCGGGTCCATCCAGCGCGGCGAATATCGCGAGGGCGCCTGATGGACTGGCAGGCCGCCGAGACCGGGCTGAAGGCTTGGGTGGTCACGATGGGGGGCGTGGCCGAGCACCTCGTCGCCTGGGACCGCGCGCCCGTCGGGCTGCGGCTGTATCCGCAATTTGACCTGCGCTTGTTCGACCATCGCGCGCGCGACGGCGTCGGCGCCGAGGTCGTGTATCCCGAGCCGGACGTCGACGGCCTGGTGCATCCGGTTGTGGTCGCGCAGCGTGCTTGCAGCTGGTCGATCACGTGCACGTCGCGCGACCAGGGCGCCAACAGCAAGGCTTATGTCGCGCTCGACACGCTCGCGGTCTTGCTCGAGCTGCCGTACTCGGTGGATTTTTTCGGCGGCCTCGGGCTGTCGATCCTGGACCTCGGCCGCGTCATCCCGAACAGCGACGTACCGAGAGACCACCGCGACGAGTCGATGGCCACGCTGACTCTGCAGCTCGGCTACGTGACCAGCGCGACGGTGCCCGCAGCGGTCGACGACGGGACCAGCGTCATTGAGCACGTCGAGGTCGGCGGCACGGCCATGGACGTGACGCGTCCCATCCCCATCCCGCCGCAGATCATGCCGCCGTATCCGATGCCGAGCGGTCAACTGCTGATCGGTCGTCGGCCGCTCACCATCGGCGGTGTTTCACTCGTCATTGCACCAGGAGGCACCCCGTGAGCACCACGACTGAGGTCATCGAAACCACCATCGAAATCCGCGACACTGCCGTCTCCCAGCAGGGCTTCGGCACGCCGCTCATCGCGGCGGCGCACGACTTTTGGCCGGAGCGCGTGCGTACGTTCAGCGAGCTCGCCGAGCTCGTCACGCCGCCGCTCAACGTCCCGACGTCGCACCCCATCTACCTCAACGCGCAGCGTCTGAAGTCACAGCAGCCATCGCCCTCGCAGTTCAAGGTCGGCAAGCGCGACTCGCTCGCCGCGCAGACCTTCGAGCTGGTGCCGACCATCGACCCGGCCGGCGGCACGTACACCTTCACGATTGATGGCGTCGAGCTCGAGTACGTGCTCGCGCCCGCGGGTACGCTGGCGGCGGCCTGCACGGGCATCGCCGCGGCGATCACGGCCGCGCCCGAGCTGGCCGACATCACCGCGACGGCAACTGCAACGAAGGTCACGCTGGCCGGCGACACCGACGGCGTGCGGCACTCGTTTTTTTGCGAGTCGGCCAACATCGCCTACTCGGACACGACCGTCGACCCGGGCATCGAAGACGACCTCAACGCCATCTGGGCCGCCGACCAGGCTTGGTACGGGTTACTGATCGACTCGGTCAGCGGGCAGGAAATCCTCGCCGCAGCCAACTGGGCCGAGACGCTGCCGATGATCTTCTTTGCGACGACGCAGGACGCGGGTTGCCTGGGCTCGGGCGACACCGACGTGTGCTCGCAGCTGAAGGCCTCGACGCTGCAGCGCACCATCCCGCTCTGGCACCACCGAGCGTCCGAGCAATGCGCCGGCGCAGCCTGGGCGGGCAAGATGCTGCCCAAAGCGCCCGGCTCGGCCAACTGGGCGAACAAGTCGCTTGCGGCCGTCGACGTGTCCAAGCTGAGCGACACCGAGCGCGGCAACCTCAAAGCCAAAAACTGCAATTACTACGTCAGCGTCAAGGGGATTGGTTTCACCCTCGACGGTCGAGCCTCGGGCGGGCGGTTCGCGGATATCACGCACGGCATCGACTGGTTCGAGGCGCGGCTCGAGGAGCGCATCGTGTTGTTGATGGCGAACAACGACAAGGTCCCGTACACCGACGCGGGCATCCAGTTGATTCGCGGCCAGGTCGACGCGCAGATCCTGGCCGGCATCACGGCAACGGTAGTCGACCCGGCGCAGACCTGGTGGACTTCAGTCCCAGCGGTTGCCGACGTCGACCCGAACGACAAGATTGCCCGCCTCCTGCGCAACGTGCGGTTTCAGTTCGTGCTGCAGGGTGCGGTGAACAAGGTGTTAATCAACGGAACCGTCCTCGTGGCGGCGGAGTGAGGGTCCCATGGCAATGCGCGCGTGGAACATCAAGGACCTCGCCATCTCGCTCAATGCCGTGCCGCTGAGCGACGGCGGGTACGGCGAGGACGAGGTGATGCAGCTCGAATGGGAGGAAGATCAGTTTACCGCGTACGTCGGCGCCGACGGCGAGGTGAGCCGAGCGGCAACGAACAATGGCCTTGCGACGGTGACGCTGACGTACGCGCACACCGCCGCCGCGAACGACCGCCTGACGGCGCTCTTGAAGGCCGACATGGCCGCGCCCAACGGTGCGGGCGCCGGCATGTTCTCGGCGCGCGACGTCAATGGGCGGATGCTCGTCCAGGCGGAGCGCGCCTGGGTGATGGCGTACCCGAGCGTGACGCTCGGCAAGACGATCCAGACGGTCGAATGGAAACTGCAGCTCGCCGACGCCTCGCTCGCGAGCTTTATCGGCGGGCGGTGATGGATGGCGATCGAGGCCAAGGAGCGCCGCATAGGCGCCAGCACGTACCGCATCACGCAGCTGCCGGCCAAGCGCGGCCGCGCGATGCTGGTGCGCTTCGTGCGCTTGTTCGGCCCGGGCGCCGGCGCCTTCGTGGGCGGGCTTGGCCGAGGTCGCAGCGGATTCGACGGCGCGGTGGGCCTCGGCATCGCGGACGCCGTGCACGACCTGTGCACGCGCATCAGCGAAGACGAGCTATCGGCCATCTGTGACCAGTTCGCCGAGTACACGGTCGTGGTGGTCTCGCGCGACGTCGAGCGGCGCCTCGGCGACATCTTCGATGACCACTTTGCGGGCAAGTACGACGAGATGCTGGTCTGGCTCCGTGCGTGTTGTGAGGTGAACTTCTCGAGTTTTTTCGGCGGCTCGAGCCTCGGCAACGCCCTGCCGCGGCTCATGGAGCTTTTGTCGAAATATCAACCCCCGCCAGCGTCGACTGGGACATCCACCGAATCGCGAGCAGCGAGCGCTATGCCGACGACCTCGTAACCATCCAGACGCAGTGGTCGCTCGACGACCTGTACGAGGCGCACGACGTGTTGGACATGTATGAGGACCTCGAGCGAAAAGCGGCGGCAAAGCCACCAGGAGCACGGCCATGATCGTCCGTGAGCTCCTGACGTTGCTCGGCTTCACGGTCGATAAGGCCTCGTACGACAAGGCCAAGAAGACCTACGACTCGCTGCAGGGGTCGATGACTCAGCAGGCCAAGACCGGCCAACAGGTCAACCAGCAGCTCACGCAACAAGGCAAGGCCGCGCAA